ATAATATGAAGACGATAGGTTCAGGGGTTTTGTAGTATCATATATAATAACACATGTATCTGCAAACATATAAATGAAACCAGAGTCTGCCCCGAGATATGTTATTACAGATCCGGCAATTGGAATAACATCATATGTAGATGTTGCAATTAGTACAAGTCCAGTTGAACTCTGAGTGTACAGAGTCAAGTAATTATGAGGAACTGTATATGTGACTGTATATAAGATATTGTTGTTGACTACTGAATATCCACCATTGAGAACACTTGTGAATTTGAATGATGTATCATATAACAGTAGACCAGTATTAAGTGACATGACAATACTGTTATTAAAAGTCAAAGCTGAATATATCCGAGCTGATGTTGTATATGACGTTATAACTTTATAAGCTGCAGGATCTAGAATGTCATATTTATACAAAGAGCCAGTGGTGAGATTTGCAAACGTCTCAAACTGAACCCCAACCTGAACAGTCTGATCATACAGAGTACACAATGGAACCTCCTCAAAGTTTAGCCTTGTCCAATACGTTCTTGCAAAGTTGGCAGTTGAAGTGTCATTTCGACCAACTGTGATTGTTAGGCCAGCCTGATTCTCAAGAGGACATTGGATATCATCTTCAATCTGCATTGTCTTTGAAGATATGGTTTGGATTGTCTGGTTTCCAATATACATTGTGGCTGTTTGAACAAGTGCGTCACCTACAGAATCGACATAGGCCAGGGGTGACAGTGAATTCTGAAGTGATGTTGTCCATCCACTCTGAATCAAATTCAAAGTACCTATAGATGAGTTGAATATATAGTTCCCTTCAGCTAATGTAATATCAAATCCCCAAAACTGAGCAGCTTGCTCAGACTTGAAGAGGAATGGTCCACTTATGCTGAATACAAATTTTCCACCTATGATTGATACACTTGTACCGGTGTACCAGCTATGAAAGTTGGTTGTATTTAGAAATCCATAATTCCAATCAAGACTAATAATCGGAGTTACTAAATTGCTTGGGGAGTATATATTCGTATCAGCATTCTGAAATGGGAATATGTATCCTGAACTGCATGTGTATGTCAGAGATCCAAGAAGCGTCTTGAGATACAAAGACTTGACAACATCATCCTTCTTGGGAATGATTGCATAACATAGTTTACCAAAATTCAAATCCTTATTGCTAAATGGAACTGATATAGTCTGGCTTGTGAATGATTCATATGATGGTGTTGTATAGTAGAATAGAGATTGATCACCTATAAAATCACCACCAGAGTCTAGTATAACTGATGATGCCATCTGCTATTGTTCAATTTTTAAATCCGTGCTCATTCGTCGTGTGTAACATTGACACTTGGCCATTTTCTATATTTGCCACATTGTATGAATGTGCATAGAATCTCAGATATCTCTTCTTTGCTGAGGACAATAGATTGATCCTATGATTCTGATTATACACATATGTCATATTCACTTCACCACTGGGCTGAGGATGCTCAGGGTTGAGAGCGAAAGAATATACATATATATTGGATGTTGGTGTTCGGGTATGATACTCCAATGGCTGCGTAATACTTAAATATGTTCCATTTGCGACATTTTTACTGAGGAATTCGACACCATTAAAGCTCAGTGTCAAATCTTTCAAGTCATAGTTGTACTTGTACATGTCTGTCGCATCAGAATCTTGTATGATCCAGAACAATTCCTTGACATCATTCACAAATGACGTGACTATGTTGATTTCTGTTTCACTAGGATCTATGATGAACTGAAGTCTCTGATAGCTTGTGGTGAGGTACTTGAGTGGCTGTGTCATGAAATAATCACGTTCAACATCTGAAATGAATATATAATCTGTAATGAGTTCTAGATCGAGTATACCGTTGTAAGGAACACTCATAAACTTGTTACTTTCATTAAAGACGACTCTCAGAGTTGGTGGTTCCTCTAGTGCACAAATTGGAAGTTTGATCGTGAATGGAAGATGGAGATAGTATTCAGTCAGAGGTGTTGTTGTATCTGTTCCCACAAGAGCCTGTAAGCCCTTTCGTTTTCCCTCTGGAACAGTCAGATCATTTTGTATGAAGATATTCTCTCCATAGATTCGTTCTATTACATCCTCCTTGTACTGAATCTCTATAAAGTCAATCATTGCAGTTGCGACAGATGTGTTGACTGGATCTTTGGAGGGCCATACAATTCTGAGTAACAACTCATTTATAATATCACCATTAGGAGGTACAGGTATCTTTGTATCATCCCCAAAATGAACTGGATAAGGCCAACTTGAGTGCATCGTCTGATGTTGATAAGTTAGCATCTACTCTTATACGCTAGAAAAACCAGCCCTCCCATTCGCAATCACAAGCGTCTGAAACCCCGAGTAATACAAGTTCAACGTAAAGTCACTCTGAATCTGTTCGGTATACTCTGGGAGGAATGAAATATCGAGATGAGTTGTTTTATAGTCAAATTCGGCAAAATTGACAGAGCCATCAACCTGATACTCTTTGGGATTATCAGTAAAGCAATACATGTAGACATTCTTAGTTGGTATTGATAAATTATGATTCATTGGCTGGACAATTGAGTGGTATGTCCCATCTGGGAAGGTTGACAAAAAGTTGTTCCCATTGAAATACATTGTGACATTCTGTATCACATCGATAAAGTTATCAGTCGTGCCATCAAAGTATGTGACAGGAACTGAAGAGTGAATATATTTGGTAGTGTACCCATAGTTGTACCTCGATGCAAAGTATCTCGGATCACCAGACTCGTAAGCACTGTTACGTATAAACCAAACCATCATAGTCACTGGGAATGTCGCAGTCAGATGTAATATAGCGACTCCATTCTTGTACGTCACCGAAGCCTCTCTGTAGGCGATAGGGATACTATATGTCATGGGAGTATTGATATAATATAACCTCTCTTCAATTGAGAGAAACTGACCTTCGATAATAAGGAATGGATAAATCAAATCAATGGTGTCACTTGTGTTGGTGATCCAATCCTGATTGTTAAAGTAGAATACGACTGATATTATTGCTGCATTTATGGCACACGTTGGCAAGTAGGGGTTTGGGCTTCCTTTTCGGTGACAGAAGAAAAACTCGAGAGGTACAATGTAATCTCCGCCAGGATTTGTTGATGATGCAACTCCAGTTGCCTGATACATCGAGTTTTTCTGATCGGCATCGAGGAAAAGTTCATCACGAATAATGTACCAATCATCATTGATCGATTCGATCACAGCACCATCAATCATAAAGTCAACTTGGCTGATGATTGCCCGACCAACTTGTGGGGTGTACTGTATAGCAACATTACTCGAGTCCTTCACCTTGAGTGAAAACTTGAGGTGCATATTAGACAAGAGATCAGGGAGATCTTTGGGTTTGATATCAACCTGAACCTTTTCACCAAGGAAACCACCTAGGTTCGAAAGTGGAATTGCTCTCTGAGTAGTTGCAAATGCTGTATGCTTTTCTATATTTGGAATCCATGCGGAACGATCTGACCAGACGTAGGGGTCCTGGGGACTATTTGCTGATAATGCTGTAAGAGCTCCGCTCATATTACACTATGTAAACAATTTCTTAAGGTCATGAATCGTGTAGTTCGCCTTGCTCTTCGGAAGCTGCGTCTCCAATCTCGGATCATTCAGAACCTCGGCACAAACAGTCGCCTTGTGGTTCTGAAGCTCCATTATACTCTGCTCTATACTCGGCATCCCCTCCTCCCCCACATACACCAACTTCTTGACGAAAACCTTGTTCACCTGGCCTGTTCTATGCGCGCGAGCAATCGCCTGCATCTCAGTGGCTGGGTTCCACGCCGGACTCATAATGTAAATACGAGTCGCCTCCTGAAGATTGAGGCCAACACCACCCGCCTTGATCTGTATGATGAATACAGAACCCTTGCTCGACTTTTTGAAGCTTTGGATGCGAGCCTCCCTCTGATCCTTCGAGACTGAGCCGTCAATTCTGTACACCTCGTGATCCTCCAGTCGAGACTGCAGCTGATTCATCTCACCGACAAACTGGCAGAAGATGAGCGACTTTTCCTTGGGGTGGCCATTGATCATCTCCATAAGGGTGTCGTGCTTTTTCGAGTTGCCCTCAAACTCCTCTGGATCTGTGTCATTCTTGACAGCCATCCCATCATAGTAGAGCTGAGGCCAAATCATCGCCTGCCGAGTCCTCAGAAGGCACTCAATCATCATCATAGCCATACCCTGAGTCTGATTGAGCAAGAGAGCCTTTACAGTCTTTTTGGACTCTTCGTAGACAACCCTGTAGAGAAGCTTCTCCTCTGGGTTCATCTCGAGCTCGACATTCTCAAAGTCACACTTGGGCAGAGACAACCGGTCGTTAAACTGACACACATCCTCCTTTGTCCTCCGCAGAATGTACTTTGCCCTAATCTCGTTGGTATAAGCCTGAACCATACCCTTGGGTAT